GCCGAATTGCGGAAAAATTCGGTCGAGGAACTTGCCGCACGCGGCTGCACCATCGAGGAAATTGCAGGGATTCTTGGCGTGAACCGAGATACGGTCAGTGATAATTTTTCCGCAGAGGTCGCCCGTGGCAGAAACCGACTCGCGGAGCAATTGCGCGGGAGGCAGGTCGACCTTGCCATGAACGGCAGCGTCCCGCTCCTGATCTGGCTCGGCAAGCAGTACCTCGGCCAGCGGGACAAGACCGACGCCGTTGTCCGCGAGGAGGTCATCACCATCGAGGAACTGCCGCCGAAGGTGCAGCATGACGCATGAGGGTGCAACTCAAGCCGCTGTCCTCGATCCTGCATCCGTCGCAGTTGACGGTCGATGCGGCGCTCGCTCGGTTCAGCGTCCTTGAGATCGGACGCCGCTGGGGCAAGACTACCTACGGCAAGGTCAAGGCGCAGCGCGCCGCCATCAACCGACGCAAGGTCGGCTGGTTCGCGCCGACCTACAAGTACCTTGCCGACCCGATGCGCGACATCGAGCGCGCGCTCGCGCCCGTCACGGCGCGCATGGATCGCGTCGAGAAGCGGATCGAAGTCAAGACAGGCGGCGTCATCGACTTCTGGTCGCTTGAGGACGTGGACGCCGGACGTGGCCGAGACTACGACCTGATCGTCGTCGATGAGGCGGGCTTCGTCCCGCACCTCCTCGAATGGTGGCGCAACGCGGCGCGACCGACGCTGTCCGACCGCAAGGGCAGTGCGCTCTTCCTCGGCACGCCGAAGGGGACGGGCGACTTCCACCGCCTGTTCACGGAGGCGGAAGGTGACACTACTGGCACGATGCGTGCCTTTCGCATCGGAACGCGCCAGAATCCGCACATCGACCCCGACGAGGTCGAGGCCGCGCGTCGGTCGCTCCCGCCCGAAGTCTTCGCGCAGGAGTACGAGGGAGTGCCCGCCGAGGACGGCGGCAATCCTTTCGGACTCGACGCGCTGCGCCAGTGCATCGGGCCGCTCTCGACGCGACCCGCCGAGGTCTACGGCGTCGACCTCGCGAAGAGCCAGGACTTCACGGTCATCGTCGGACTCGACGCGGACGGCGCGGTCGCGATGCTCGACCGATGGCAGGGACCGTGGGCGCTCACGCGGGAGAAGCTGGCGAAGATCATCAAGGACGCGCCCGCGCAGATCGACTCGACGGGCGTCGGCGACCCGATCGTGGAGGACTTGAAGCGCGTCTGCCGTCGCGTCGAGGGCTTCAAGTTCACTTCGCAGAGCAAGCAGCAGCTGATGGAAGGGCTTCAGATCGCCGTGCAGACGATGGAGATTCGGTTCCCAGACGGGTGGCTGCGCTCGGAACTGGAGGGCTTCGGATACCGATACTCGGGGAAGCACGTCTCGTACGAGGCGACGGCGGGACACGATGACGGAGTGTGCGCGCTCGCGCTCGCCGTCCACGCAAGGCGCGCGCGGAAGCCGTTCCTGACGAGAGCCATATGACGCTGATCCAACGACTCAAGGCGGCATTCACCAAGGCGGCGTTCACCGACGACGTGCCGCCGAAGTTCACCAGCGCGAGCGGAATGACCTTCCTCGGCCGGGACGTGAAGCGTCCCGACTTCAGCCATCAGGCGGCGGTGCGCTACTGCTCGTCTTGGGTCTATGCCGCGGCTCGGCTGAACGCGATCGCCGTCGCTTCGCAGCCGCTTCGTCTGTACGTCAGGTCGCGCGGCGCTGGCGCGAAGCTCTGGAACACGCGCAGGACGGATCGCCGAACGAAGGCGTATCTGTCCGGCGACCTCGCGCAGCTCCCATCGCGGTTCGCGATGTCGAAGGCCGCGGACTTCGGCGACGACTACGAAGCCGTCACCGACAGGCACCCGCTGCTCGACCTTCTCGCGCGGGTCAACCCGTACCAGAACGGCTTCGACGCGACCGTCCTGCGCGTGCTTTACCTTGAACTTACTGGCAACGCCTATGTCCACCCGGTGATCGACCGCCGTCTCGGCGTGCCCGCCGAACTGTGGACGATGCCCAGCCAGTGGACGGAGATCGTGCCGGGCGAAGGCGCGCGCGGCGAGCCGTTCATCAAGGGCTACCGATACGGGCCGACCGACCCGCAGAAGGTCGACTTCGCCCCTGACGAGGTCGTGCATTTCAAGTACCCGAACCCGCGCGATATGTACTACGGCCTCGGCAAGGTCGAGGCTGCGTGGGGTGCGGTGACCTCCAACGAGGCGCTGCATGAGATGGACTACTTCTTCTTCAAGAACAAGAGCCGTCCCGACTACCTCGCCGTCATCAAGGGCAACGCGAGCGAGGCCGAACTCGACAGGTTCACCGCGGAGGTGGAGAACAAGGTCCGCGGCACGCAGCGCACTGGCAAGTTCCTCGCCGTGACCGGCGACGTCGACCTGAAGCCGCTGTCGTTCCCGCCGAAGGACTTGGAGGGCCGCGAGGAGATCGTTGAGGAGATCGCCGCGATCTTCGGCGTGCCCGTCTCGATGCTGCGCGCGAACGATCCGAACCTTGCGAGCGCGACGGTTGGCTTCGCATCGTGGAAGGAGACGACCATCCTGCCCGCGTGCCGCATGGACGAGGAGGTGCTCAACCAGTCGCTCCTTCCCCTGTTCGGCATCGAGGACGACGCGTTCCTCGCCTACGACAACCCCGTCAAGCGCGACGAGGTGCAGGAGTCGAGCAAGCGCCTGTCGTACGTTCAAGGCGGGATCATCACCGCGAACGAGGCGCGGCAGCAGGAGGGTCTTGAGCCGATCGAAGACCCGAACGCGGATCGGCTGCTCATCAACGGCCAGCCGCTCGGCGGCACGCCAGCGCCCGCGGCATCGCCTTTCGGCGGTCTGTTCGGCGCGTCCGTCGCGCCCGCGCAGGCGTCGGCCGACGACGGCGTGGACGAGTCGATCGACGGACTGGTAGGCCCGCTCGACGGCAAGCCGGAGGACGATGAGCCGACGATCGCTGGCAAGTCCGTCGAGTCGAAGGACGCGCTCGGCGACTGCGTGAGCGCGAAGATTCCGAAGCTGATCGAGGAGGGCTACCCGCAGGATCAGGCCATCGCCATCGCGTATTCAATGTGCGCGGAGGGAAAGGGACTGGAGGCCGCGATCGGCAAGGCGGTCGAGGACGTGGACACGAAGCCGCCTGAGACTGTCGCCGCGAACGCGCGGCGCGCGCTTGAGGTTCGGGAGACTAAGCCCGAGTCGCAGCGGGGAATGACCGAGGTCGGCATCGCGCGCGCGCGCGACCTCGCGAACCGCGAGAACCTGAGCGAGGACACGATCCGCCGCATGGTCGCCTACTTCGAGCGCCACGAATCCGACAAGCAGGGCGAGACGTGGGACGAGCAGGGCAAGGGCTGGCAGGCGTGGAACGGCTGGGGCGGCGACGAGGGCTGGGCGTGGGCCAAGCGCAAGGTCGAGGAGTTCGACCGCGAGCGCGGCAAGAAGTCCTGCGGCTGCGGGTGCGCCAAGTCGAAGCGCGTCTCTCACAAGGCACTCTGGGAAGGCTCTGTATCCGATCGGATACAGACCAAGAGCGCAGAGTCCGAGGGCCGAAAGATCAACCAGTCCGAGGAGGACATGGTCCGCGGCGTGTCGCAGGTCTTCGACAAGCAGATGAAGGACCTGCTCGCCGCGCTCGCGAAGGCCGAGCGGCCGACCGCCGACCTTGTCGCGCAGGCCGAGCGGCTGCTACGGTCGCGGAACTACCAGCGGGCGATGGTCGACGCGCTCGCGCCGTACCTGCGCGAGGCCATCCAGACGGGCGTGACGATCGGCATCGACACCGTCGCCAAGGTCGCGACGAACGTCGACTTCGACCTTGAGCGCGAAGACCTCGCGAAGTACGCGGAGACGGAGTCGATCCGCCTCGCCCGGCAGACCGCGCAGGGAGTGACCGAGACGACCAGCGTCAAGGTTCGCGAGGTGCTCGGCACTGGGCTTGAGAACGGCGAGACGGTCGACCAGCTGGCCGACCGCGTGCAGACGTGGGCCGAAAGCCAGAAGGATCAGGACGGTTCGTGGAACCGTGCGCGCACGGTCGCGCGCACCGAGGCGGCGCGCGCGGCGCGCACGGCCGAGGTCGAGGCGTGGCAGTCGACGGGCATGGTCACGGGCAAGACCTGGCTTCTCGCGCCCGACCCGTGCGAGTTCTGCGAGGCGGCCGCGAAGCGATACGCCGACAAGCCGATCGCGCTCAATGAGCCGTTCTATCAGAAGGGCGATCTCCTGTTCGGCGTTGCAGACGGCGACGGGAAGAACAGAGAGATGCTGCTCGACTACGAGGATGTCAACGGTCCTCCGCTCCATCCGAACTGCCGCTGCTCGATGCAGCCAGCGTTCGACGCGGAGATGGAGCAGATCGCGCGCGACATCGAGGCGTCTCCGATCGCCGAGGAGACGCGCCGCGCACTGAACAGGGAGGCAGGAATCAAATGAACACCATCACGCGCAAGGCGCTCACCGCCGAACTCAAGGGCACCGCAAGGGGATTCACCGCGGTCATCACCGCGGAGACGCTCGACCGCGACGGCGAGGTGCTGATCCCGCAGGGAATGAACAGCACCGAGTTCGACAAGAACCCGACGCTCTTCTGGAACCACGACTACGCGCAGCCAGTGGGCCGATGCAACGGACTCAAGCGGAAGGAGTCCACGATCGTCGGGGACTTCACGTTCGCGCAGCGCCCGGACGGCTACAACGGAGAGTTCTTCCCGGAGGTCGCGGCCGCGCTCGTCGGCCAAGGCATCGTCAACGCGGTGAGCGTCGGATACGTCCCCGAGGACGGCGGCGTCCGCAAGGCGATCGACGCCGACCGCCGCAAGTACGGCGACCGCGTCCACACCGTGTACTCGCGGTGGAAGCTGCTGGAGGTGAGCCTCGCGCCGTTACAGGCGAATCCCGACGCCCTCATCACCGCGGTGAAGAAGGGCATCATGTCGCCCGTCGCCGCGAAGCGGTGGTTCGGCGTCGACGCACCGAAGCGGACGGTCGTGACCGTCAGCGTGCCCTCAACCGCGACGAAGCGCGCGCCGATCAACCTTGACGAGGTGGTTCGTCGCGAAATCGCTCGCGCACAGGGCCGCATCTTTCTCTGATCCGTCCGGCAGAGCCTACGGCGAGTCGCCTGCAAGCAGCCTTGTTCGGTAAGGAAAAGCACCAGTCGTTTCTGACAGGAAGTTTTCCCATGAAGACCATGAACACCAGCGACTTCGCCGCCGCGCTTGAGCGCGCCGCGAAGATCAAGGGACAGCCGGGCGTCGTCGCCCAGAAGAAGCTGATCCTCGACAACTACATGATCGTTGACGAGTCCGGCATGGCCGTCGATCCCGACAGCCTCGACGTCGTCGTGAAGTCGTCCGCTCCCGAGATCGAGAACGACGGCGTCACCGAGGATGCCCTCGCCAAGCACGTCCGCAAGACCCTGGCCGACGCCGTGGTCGAGCGGAAGTTCGCGGTTCACGCGAATCTCGACGCGAAGCCCAATCCCGTGTGGGAGTCGGCCCGCGTCTACGGCTCGATCAAGAACCTCAAGAGCAAGGAGAGCGCCTACAAGTTCGGCGCGTGGTGCCTTGCCGCGATGGGCCACCAGAAGTCCGCGCAGTTCTGCAAGGACAACGGCCTCTCGCTCATCCGCACCAAGGGCCACAGCGAGGGCGTGAACAGCGCGGGCGGCTTCCTCGTCCCCGAGCAGTTCGACAACGAGCTCATCACCCTGCGCGAGCAGTACGGCGTCTTCCGCCGCAACGCGACGATCAAGCCGATGTCGAGCGACACGCTCCGCATCAGCAAGCGCGCGTCGACCGTGACCGCGTACTTCGTCGGCGAGGCCGCGGCCATCACCGAGAGCCAGCAG